TAGTTTGGCGACATCCCCGCACATGGACTGAATGTCTTTGCCGAACTTGATGCCCTGCTGGATGGCGGAATAGGCCGTTTTGGCAGCACCAAAGATCAGCGCAATGCTGGCCGGGTCCATAAATCACCTCGCCATCTCCCGCGCCGTCTGATTGATCCGCGCCTTAACTGCCACAGTATCACGCGGCTCCTGCTTAAATCCAACGCTGATATACCCGACCATATGACCGGGTTCCGGCGGGATCGAGCCGCGACAGGCGTAAACTACACCGCGCGCCGTGATCCAATCTCCAACGTCAGATGATGCTTGAAACCCCTCGCACAACACCTCCCCATTCAGCATTGCTACGGCTGCACGGTTCCGCGCCGTAGAGCCAGAAAAGAACGCTCCCTTCTGCCCCTCCAGTGGTGCGAACCTGCCGTCAGCCGACTGAGCAATCCGGGTTATCCGTGCGTTCTTGGCAAGGTCGATCTGGTGAATGATGACAGTTTCAGCACGCAGATCACGCAGCAACTCACGGCTCAAAGACGACAACCGTTCATCCGCCAGAAGTTCTGGCATGACTTCCCGCGACGTCAGAGAGCCGATAAGTTTATCTTGCTGCTGATAAACGATGTATCCACCAAGGCCGAGAACGCCGAGTAGGATGACAGTCGCCAACTTAAACGGGCTGTCGATCCACTTCACAAGATCAAGAGCTTTGTCGAGAGGACCGCCAACAGGCTTAGGTGGAGCAGGAGGAGCATCAATCTCCGCTTTGACCTTGATGATCTTTGTGCGAATTTCTTCCGTCTTACGCGGGCGGCGCTTAGCCACCGGCTTTTTTTGAGCCGCCCGCGCCATTTATTTCTTCAGCCACTTCTGGACGGTTTCCGTCTCGTAAATACGGATGCCCGTCCAAACTATCGTGAACAAGGCAGCCATCGCTGGCAGGATGCCCGCCAGCGTACCAACGACCGTGACAACCGACGCTGCGTCTGCGATCTGCTTTACGGTTTCGTCGGTATTGTTGACCATCTTACGGCTCCACAGGCCACGTCACATTCCAAGGGAACCCAGCCTGAGCCGTGACATCACGGAGAGACTGACGATACGTCGCCCATGCAGGCTTGTCAGCAGAGCTGTCCGCCAACTGGGTCCAGTCGCAATCGGCCAGCTTGCTGTTTCGTGCCGCACGAACGGAGGCAGCCTGCTCGGCGTCCCTCTGCGCTTTGTAGGCTGCTTCCTGCTGCGCGGCGGTGGCTTCAGCACTGTCCACGAAGACCGGGCCAAGGACGTACTTGGTGTACCACTTGCCGTCAGCCTGCTGCTCGACGCCCTGCCGCACGGAATACTGGTAGACAGTGCCACCAGTAGCAGCCGGACCCTCAAACACGGGGTCCACACCAATCGCTTCCATGACCTCAGGCGTCAGCGTCTCGTAGGACGGACCACCAGTTTCATGCAGCCAGCGGCGAAGCTGATCTTCAAGCATCACCGCGCCAGTTGATCTAACCCGTACTTCCATGATGTGCCTCACGCGATTGCTAAGAAGATGAAGGTGCCGCCGTTCGCATTGATTGCCGCAGGAGCCGTTGAGCTGAGTTCAAACCCTGCGGAATAAGTGTCAACGTAGTCTGTGTTTGTGACTTCTGCTGCCTTGCTATTGAGCAGCAAATACGGATCATTGCCGGCCACGATACCACGCGCGCTGTCCCAGACGTACCAGTCGCCAGTGCTGTTGGTGCGCTTAATCAAGACGAAACGCGCGCCGCCAGTAAAGCCACAGTCTATCTGCTTCGTCGTGCCGGAGCCTGTATATGTTCCGACTTTGCTGACGCCAGCGACAGACGCGAACAAGTAGGCTACATAAGTTCCACCAGACGCATTTGTCCCGCCAGAAGTCTTTACGGTAAACACGGACGATGTTGGCGTCGTGCTACCCCAGAGAGCGTCAGCTCCAGCAGTCCCTACAGCGGCGTCTGTATTCAACCGAAGATATGCCGCGTTGCCGGTCGTTGCGCTATAGACGTTCCAATCTTCAGCCGTAGCGCGCCGTTTAACAATCAAAAGCTCTGGCGTCGCGCCGAGGTTGTGAGTGACCGTTCTCAGGCTTCCAGTCCCCGTATAGCACACAACGTCAAAGAAGCCGGGGGCGCGGCGGAAGGCCCAATTCGCGTATGTACTAGACAATGTATTTATTGCGCCGGTATCAGTATCCTCACCGAGGGTAACCCCTGTATTTGTATAACCTGTAACTGAATTATTAGCTGCGTATTCAGCTCCGGTGCTGGTTTTTCGCAAGTTAAACTTTCCGCGTAACTTATCAAACGTACCGTCATCTTGCGAAAAGTTTCGGGTCTGCGACCAAATTGCATCTGGAGCAAAGTTTGATGTAATTGTCGCCTCTGCTCCCGTACCCGTCCGAGCAACCGGCGCGAACACACTCGTCCCGCTCGTCGGCGTCCGCATCGGGCCACGGCGGATGGCGATGTAGATGTAGACAGATGACGCGGCATAAACGCCACCAGCGCCTATAAATCCAGTAGATGTCGGCGCAATTCGCCCACTTCCGACCAATTCCGCATTTGAGAGGTTGGGGAACAAGATATTGTCGTCAAAATTAACAAACATGCCACGCATGTTGTCAAACAACGCCCAGTTGTCAGTTCCTCCGGTTGCTCTCTTAACAAGTAGCCATTGCGGCTCATAACCGAGATTTACAGTGACATCAGAACCCGTGCCAGTAAACGACCCACATGTAATCACATTATCCGTACCAGACGCGCCAAAGCCGCCAGCGTCGTGCGCGAACAGGTAGGCGACGTAAGTGCTGCCAGATGCGTTAACGGTCGCGTCTGTTCCAAGGCTGAAAACAGTATCTGTCGGCGTTGTAGAGTTCCATCGCGTCGCACCAGTAGCTACTGCTGCCGTGGTATTCAGAACCATATACTGCGTGTTGGCGAGGCTGCGGTGATAGCACTGCCAATCTGCTGCTACGTCTGTGCGTTTGACCCAGATCGCACCCGGCACAGACCCAAGGTTATGAGAAATGGTACGATTAGCTCCATTTCCCGTATACGTCACAATGTCAAAGAACTTCGCCTGCTTGCGGAAGGTCCATGAGGCGTAGGTTTGCCCGTTGGTTGTGAGGTCGCCGTTTATATATGAAAAGCCATCTGTGTTAAAAGCCGACACAGAAAGGGACGCGATGCTCAGCTGCTGGGTCGTAGCGTCAGTAGATAGAGTTTTTCCCGTGCCGCGATCAGTGTCAGAAAGATAATGACTCTGCGCGCTGCTTCTGCGCTTTGTCCAAACAAGGCCGCCTTTTGTGGAGAGATCTATGCCGTTCTGAATGGTGATGCCAGTGCCCGCACCCGTATACAGATAGGTCGAGAACACATCTTCAATGTAGTTGGCGGCGGTAGCACGCGCGGCATAGCCAAGAGCCTGTGCGGAAGCAGCGCCTCGCGTAACAACAGTCGTCATTCTTCAACCCCTATCAGGCGAACTTGGTCTGAGACGCAAACACGGTGAACGCAGCCGAGCCCGTCTTAACGATGGTGTATGTGTACACGTCAATCGAGGACGCATTGCCAGCAGCCGGTGCCGTGCCACCCTGCCACTTCGGCGTGACGGACGAGCCATCAACCTGCACCGCAGAGTTGTAGTAGGCAGTGGCGCCCTGCGTCACAAGGAAGGCAACCGTAATCATCTGACCCGTAGACATCAGCGTGTTCAGCGACGTGCCAGACGAGCCACGGAAGTTGACGGTCCAGTTAGCCGAGGCGTTCGACGTGTAATACAGGACGCTCTGCGTCGTGACATCGTAGTTGATGGTTCCAGTCGCAGCCGTTGCCGAAACGGTAGCAGGCTCCGCAATGTTCGTCGGGATCATCGCAATCTTGGATGAGCTGCCCGTGAACGTCTGGATGCCGGTGAACGTGTTGTCCGCCGCCGCGCTAAACCCAGCAGCAGGCGTAGAGGAAACCCACGTCGTGCCGTTCGAGGTCAGGACGTTTCCGTTCGTACCCGGCGCGACGACCTGAACAGCCGACGTGCCGTTACCGAGGATTACGTTGTTCGCAGTCAGCGACGTTGCGCCCGTGCCGCCGTTAGCCACGCCGACAGCCGCAGAGCCATTGATCGTGCCGTTCAGCGTAATCGTGCCGCCAATCGTCAGCGTCTTGCCGGAGCCAACTTGGAGACCAACCGACGTGCCGTTGCCAGCCGCGTTGAACAGAGCATCAAGCGTGTCGAGGTCGGTGTTGAGTTTTCCGCCCCACGTATCACGGGACGCGCCAACTTCCGGCTTCGTGAGGTTCAGGTTAGTTGTAAAACTGTCGGCCACATTAGCCTCCTACTGGATGGTCCAAACTTCAGGCGAAACTGTTTGCGGTGTCCACGTTGCTGCGGTCGATGACTGGTTAGTCCAACTCTCAGCAGCTATAGCTTCCTTCTCCCACAGATACCTGCCGTTCGCCGTCATGTTAGAGGTGATCGTCACAGTCGCCGAGGCATAAAAATCAATGCCCGCAGCAGCCGTCATATCACTCTGGACTGCTATTAGTGATACCGCAGAATAGATGCCGTTTCCAGTTGCGGTTGCGTTCGATGTGCAGGATATGGTGACAGATGCAGGGGATATAGCCGACGCGGCAAAGGTGGCGTTGCTTGAGCAGGCGATAACCAAATTTCCGAGGATGACGACATAAGCAGCCGCAGACATATCAGACGACGCAGCAACCGTAACAGCCGCAGACTTGACCGCCGTTGCTGCCGCAGATGCGTCAGATTGGCAGGCAATCGTGACTGAGGCCGTCTTGTACCGGGAGGCCGTTGCAGACGCGCCAGATGTGCAGGTGGCAGCCGCAGACGCAAGGACAACAATCTGCCCGGCAGCCGACATATCCGACTGACAGGTCGCCGCAGCAGAGGCCAATCTTGTGACGGAAGCAGCAGCCGTGGCGTCTGACGTGATCTCAACTAGGCAAGCGGCGT